GTACGCTGGGGTGCGGATCCTGAATAACTCTGCGTCAGCGCGGAGCTTCCACATCGACCGCGTTCGCATCTTCATGGACGATCAGGCGATGATTGGCTGATAGGCGCTCGGGTCGACGAACAGAACATCGGTTGTCATTGGCATTTGATCAGCAATCTGTGTGTTGAGGTGATACTGTTCCAAATTGCCGATGCGTTTTTGGTACTCTGCTAGAGCGCGCAAGGTTTCAGCTCGGGCCGGTCTAAATAAATAGGCTTTGACATAAGCTCCCACAACATCAGCCGGCGGTCGGTCCTGAGCTTCAAGTATCGAGGCTACCATAAACAGTGAGTACCAAACCTCTTCTTCAAATCCACCTTGGTTGATTCGTTGTCGGTACGTGACCTTAGCTCGATCGAGCAGACCTAACTCCTGGTAGGTTTTAGCCAAGTAAAAAGTATTCCGAGGGGTGGCTGGAGCAGACGACAGGAGTTTGACATCATTGATAAGTTTCTGTCTGACGTCTTTATTTCTGTGAGAGTCGTAGTGTCCGTGCGTAGTACACCCCTCAAGGATTTGCCCCTTGATACCAGGCTGTTCGCACACAAGTTCCTCGTGAACTACACCCTGCCAATGAAAGTCGTAGCCGAGATCAACTAACTGGGATCGCAAGTATCGACCGCCCCGGGGCGTAGTATTCCAAATACCAACGACAGGTGCAGTTAGCACAGGCCACCAGAAACCGGATTCGGGACGAAACTCTTCGTCGGCATCCATGAAAAAAGCGTAATGTTTGCCGTCATGAAACTGTGATCTTTCTTTAGCTAAATCGAGTGCTTGATCACGATTTACTCCGAAATTGACCCATGGCTTGCAGTGGTATTCCCACGGAAAGTCGATACCCAGCACAGCCTGTATTTTATTGTGAGTACTGTCCGTGCTGCCGGTGTCGACGATCACAGCTTCGTCGATAAAAGGTTTGACACTTCGGAGACACCGCTCAATGCAATGTCCCTCGTTCTTAACAATCATGTTTAAGATGATCATTAGTCCTCCGGATTAAAGGAAAGGCAGACAATTGCGCTACACGAAAGAGTAAGGACTTCCTCGTTGATGCTGTAAGCCTGTCTCTGTAAAGCTTCTTCGCGGGATAATAGTTTGCCATTGGTGACCAACATTACGCCAGTTTCCGTGTGATGTCGAATTCCTCGTAGGTGGCCTAACTCATGAACCAGGATACGCTCAGGGTTACTGTGGCCATATTTGATGTGGATGTAACGATACGGCACACCGGGACGCCACCTTCCTGCCGAAAGCGCGACACCTCCCGCTGACACAACTTCACCGTTTGGAAGCGTCTGTTCAATTTCGTCAACGTATTGCACAGGTACACCATTTTCTCCAATTTTAAACTCACACCCTGAACCCTCAAAGCACCCCGAGGCATTGTTCCAGCGATTGATTGAGCGCTGAGTAAATACAGTGAGGTCGGGATCCGGCGTGAGTGTGTAACTATGCCAAATGGGGTTGTCCGGAAACGGATCCGGGTCTGCTGGTGCTTGAAGGCAGCCAACAGCTAACAGTGTTAACAAGATTCTCATAGTCCATACCTTAATACCCTAAACCGGGTTGTCAAGCCTCTTGCAAAAACCGTGCCACTGTGATAAATAAAATGAGAAGCTGTGGCTACTATACGCATGTCAACTCAACCACCTCTGACTCGGAGTGATGCTGATGAAATACGAGCACTCGCTCGTGTTCCGGTTGGACAGCAGCAATTTAGGCGCCGGCTACTGATATTGAAGTTACTTCGTCAAGGATTTTCCAGAACCGACATACGACAATTCCTCCGCATAAGTCATGCGGATACAGCTGTAGAAGAATAATTCGGGATCCTTGATTACGGCTCGGATATCTAGTACAATAGAGTAACGGTGTAGAGTGGCTACAGCTTTAATAGGCGACAGAGTTAGATTTTCCTTTACTTTCCGTGCCCTGGGCACGGATGCGTTGACCACACCTGCTCAGGTTACGGTGTTGCATCGCCACGTCGATGGGACGGAAACCGAGTACACGTTGTCAGATGATCCGACCGTGGTCATTGAAGATACCGAAGGTCAACTTCACGCTGATATTCGAATTCTCCCTAACCTGAGTGGACGCTACCATGGCCGTCACTACTTTCGCGCCATTGGTACTGGTACACCACTCGTAGAAAAGAGCACTGAGGAGTATGTAGATGTGCCTGAAAGCGCATTTAATGCTCCTCTGCCAAACCCATAACCATCATTCGAAAGATACGAGGTAGCGTGATCTAATGTTTGTAGTAGAGGATGGGACAGGGGAAGATCCGGATGCCAACAGCTATGCTAGTGTGGCTGACTTTAAGGCATACTGGGATGATCGTGGATTTAACTACACGATCTATTCTCCTGATTCGGTGATTCAGCGGGCCCTGATCAAGGCAACCGATTTCATCGAAAGGAAGTATGGACGAAACTTCTTGGGCTGTAGACTGCTCGGTCTGACACAGCCACTTTCCTGGCCTCGTGCTTACGTCTACCTGCATGGATCGGTAGTGGAGGGGCTACCGATCCAGCTCGTAAGGGCAACTCACGAGTACGCTAAAATCGCCCTCGAATCTCCCGAAGGGTTAGCACCTAATCCCGGAGGGTATGATGCAACACGCCAGATTGTTAACACGACGATCGTGAAGGTAGGTCCTGTTGAAAAACACCAAAAATACGAAGCCGGGTCAGGAGCAAATCTCCGTACGTATCCGTACGCCGATGGTTTATTGGCTGAACTAATTTCTGGCTCAGGTGGGGTCGTCCGCAACTAATGGCGTTTGATTACAGCCCCGTATTAAACGATGCGATAGAAATTGTTCAAGAGTTTGGACGAAATCTTACGTTTGTTGAGCTTGGAGATACACCTGCTGATCCTCTCAAGCCGTGGCGGGGTGCAGCTGCTCCACGCAGTTCTCCTAAGCGAACGTTTACCGTGCCCGGTGTGTTAGTCGAGCCATCAACACTTGACGCGCTCGGGCGTGACGACGCGATACAAGATTTTGTGGCTCAGTCAACGCAGATTGCGATTGTGGCTACAACAGAGAATCTCGATGACTATAACGAGGTTCATGACACTGATGGGTCGGTGTGGACGATTCAGGGTTTTAGTGTGCTCAAACCGGGACCGACACAGTTGCTAGTGTACGTGGGGCTGTCCAAATGACAACGATCAACGAAGCCGTTGACGACATGAACGATCGGTTTACGGACGCTTGGTCTACTACGGGGTTCCCCGCGGTTTATCAAGGCGTACCACCGGGAGACGCCGCCCAGGCCGCCATAGACTCGAATGGCGTTACCTGCTGGGCTAGAATTACCGTTAAACATAACATTAGTACACAACAAAGCTTAGGTGGTCCTGGGGGTAGAATTTTTAATCGCAAAGGTATTGTACTCATGGAGGTTTATACCCCCACAGGGGACGGTTTGACTCAGGCGCGGAATCTTGGTACAATTCTTGCAAACGCCTTTGAGGGTGTAAGTACGCCTAACGGCGTATGGTTCAGGAACACCCGACTTAACGAAGTCGAACCCGAAGGGGCGTGGTCACGTGTCAACGTTATTACCGAATTTGAATATGATGAGGTCAGGTGAGACCTTGTTGCTTATACAAAGTTCGTAATAACGTTGACGGTAAGACTTATATCGGGGTAAGTGTCAACCCCGATAAACGATGGAAAGAACACTTGTACTGCGCCACAAGGCGCGGTCTTAAGACACGGTTTTATAATGCAATTCGCCTGCATGGACCCGGGGCGTTTGATTTGTCCATACTTGAGTGGTACCCAACGGAACAACTTGCCAGACAAGCCGAAATCGAAACTCTGCGTCACGAATAAAAATTGGAAACGCTAATAGAGGTAAAGTACTAGGTCCACAAACAGAACATCACATAAGGGCGGCTTTAATGGCGAGACAGTTAAATAAGGCACGCCGTAAATTTATAGCTTTGCTTAACGTAAAAGTTAATTGTTGACGACTTGCAATATCTGTGCCATCATTACTTGAACCTGCCCCCCCCCCTCAAAATCCAGACGTGTGTACAGAAGTAAATGCCTGCAGTATTTAAGCAAGACAGTAATTCCACCGAGTCCCGGTGGTCGCAAGAAACCTCCTTTAAAGTTGCCAACGGCTCAGCTGTTTGGAACCTAATTGAACCTAACAGTTTTTCTGACGCTGCGGCCAAGTTTACAAAGGTAGCCCGGTCGCCAATCAAAAACGACCGTCAGCGTGAAAAGGGCGTGCTGACCGATCTTGATTGTGCGTTCGGTTTTCAAACTGATTTAACACAATACAATAGCCAAGACCTTTTGCAAGGTCTTTTTCGCGCTGCTCTGCGTAATCAGACCACGTTCGGTGGTGCTGGGCAGCTCGTATCCATTAACGGATCGAATCAGTTTACCGCGGCATCGGGCCTAGACGCCTTTGCCGTAGATGACTTGGTGATGCTGCGTAGGGGATCCAAAATTCTTGGAAACTCTAACCGTCTTCTACGTGTTACGGCTGCTACTGCGACTCTCCTGACGGTCGCAGAAACTCTCACTGCGGAAACCCTACCTGCTGACGCAGTCCTGGTCAAGGTGGGTGTACAAACAGGCGCAGGTGATATCGACGTTGATGCGTCGCAAGCCTTTCCTGCTCTAACTAGTACTACGTTCAACTTCTTGACCATGGCGAATCTAACGCCAGGCATGAGCATTTGGATCGGTGGAGACGCTGCTCTGTCATTCTTCCCGACCAACCCCGTGAACAATTGTCTCGCGCGCATTCGCTCTGTTGCAGCGAACCGCTTGACGTTGGACAAGTGCTCTAAGGGCGCCATGATCACCGAAGCCCAAGCGGGATCGACGATCCAGCTGTTCTTCGGACGTGCGCTCAAAAACGAACAGCAAAACCTGGCAATTCGTCCTTCATACCAGTTGGAGATGTCGCTGAATGCTCCCAACACTGACTTTCCGTCCCAGATTCAGTCGCAGTACTTTACTGGCGCGCTGTACAGCCAGGCAACGGTCAACTTCAATCAGGCCGAGAAGATCACGATCGACGCAAAATTCACGGCAGCTGATCAAGAAGTGCGTACTGGTGCTACTGGACTAAAAGCAGGTACTCGTCCAGCGATTGAAGAGGCTGATGCCCAAAATACCACGAGTGACTTGAAGCGGGTGCGGCTAGCTCGCGTCATCAACGGCGATGAGGCTCCAACTGCGCTAGTTGCTTTTATCAAGACTGCTACGATCAATATTGACAACGTCGATCAGCCACTCAAAGCACTTACGGTGCTAGGTGCATTTGAGATGTCTTCGGGTGACTTCACTGTCTCTGGTAACCTGGACGCTTACTTTGCGAGCGTAGATGTACTGAGTGCAGTTCGAGACAACTTGGACTGCACGTTGGACATGTACGAGTTCAAAGCAAACAGCGGATGGGCTTTGGACATGCCGCTGATCGCTTTAAGTGATGCAAGTGTAACGCCTGTCAAGGACGAAGCCATCATGATTCCGTTGGCGTTCGACGCTGCGAGTGGGCAGGCAATTGATACGAACCTTGATTACACTGCCTGTCTAACGTTCTTCGACTTCTTGCCCACACTGGCAGCTATCTCGCAGTAGTATGTTTCGCCCGTCGCTGTTGTGGGTTGCGGCGACGGGCGTTACACCAACCCACGAGGATATCCCACATGTCTCTTTATTCTGAATTCGCAACTGACCCGAGGCTTGAAGCTGATGGGTTCGAGCTAGTTTATAATGGTCGCGGCGGTAAACCGCTTTTTGCTGTTAAGTTACGACGCCCTGGCGGAGCAAACAAACAGTATGACGCGATCCGTGAACGAATCACGGCTCCGTACCGTAGAGCACGAAACCTGAATCATGAAACCAACATGAAGATTGCACGAGAAATCTTTGTTGAAGCATGCATTGTGCCCAACTCCTGGTTCACGTTCGTAGAAAAGCCAGAGTTGAACGAAAAGGGTGAGCGTGAATATGAACGTCAACCGGGTATTCAAGATCACCTGCCTGACGGATCAAACCCTATTGTTCCTGCGTCGGTTGCTAACCTGAATCGCATTCTGGCGGCCCAACCTCAACTCTTTGAGTTGCTCGCGGTAGAAGCTAACGCGATGGACAACTATCGAGTCGAGGCCTTGGAGGACGAAGCAAAAAACTCGTAGAGGTCCTGCTTTATGAGCTGAAGCTGGACCACGAAGCAGAGCAATTCGTTCTCGGCGAGTGGATGAAGTTCGGCGGAGAGCTCCCCGCCATGATTCGTGACGCGCCTGAGCTTATGCCAGGCCTACAACTTTACACGCGCGCGTTTAGGGAGTTATCTACCTGCCGACAGATCGGAATGGGCATAGGCCCGATACCCTGGACAGCGGTTAATGACTGGATTAACCAGAATGATTTAACCCAGGACCAAGCCGAAACGTTACGTCACCATATTCAGGCTATGGATCAAGCGTACCTGGAATGGGTAAATAAGTCTAGCAAGTAGCGTGCCAACCGGTAGACAGAAATGGCTCGGTGTGATATCATTTCGTCTTGACAGGTGGCAAAAAATCGGATCGATATCGCTGTTAACGAGCAGGGTGCGTCTACGGTAATTCAGGCTTTTCATCGCCTGGCAAACGAGATGCAGCGCCTTTCTCCACGTATGGCAGCCACTCTGCGCGGTAGAGCGCTTCGAGTGGGTGTTAATACGGACAGGCTCGTGAAAGATGTGGCGATCGCTGCCTTGGATACAGTCGTGCACGCTACGCCGCACGATACTGGACAAGCACGCGCAAACTGGCAAGTAGCAATCAGTACTAAACGTCCTGCGATGCAGCCGCAGCTAGGCAAGCTCGACTATGAGGGCGATCGTACTGTTGCTGAAGGCACAGCGCTTATTCAAAGCACTCAGCGTCGTCTCGGGGAGACTATCTATATCAGCAACGCGCTTGATTATATTCAAGCCCTGAATGAGGGCTGGAGTAAGCAGGCTCCGGCAGGGTTCGTGGAAAAAGCAGTGCAAAAAGCTACTCACGTCGCAAGTAAAGGGGGCGTCCTCTAGTCATGTCGACAGTAACTGAGACAGTTAACGTTCGATTCAACCCGCAGGGTGACAAGGAAACCATTGGGTCGATTCGAACGATCAGCATTGCTGCGGATAACCTTTCCAAGAAGGTTATTACCATCAGGTTTGATGCTCAAGGGAAAAAGATCAGTGAGACGACCCGAACAATCACGCGCGAGATGCAGGCACTTGACAAGGAAGTCAGGAACACGACCGCAAGCTTCTCGCTTTTGGGTCGTGTAGTAGCTACTGCGGCTGTTTCCAAGGCCATTCACACGATCGTTGGTCTAACTGACTCGTTCACAAATCTTAAGAGTAAACTCGCTGTTGTAGGTAATGGAGTTGGACAGGTTGAACTAGCGATCGAGAGACTATTAGGCGTGACCGATCGTTCGCGTACGTCAATGGAGTCTGCTGTAACCGTATACACCAGAACATCCAGAGCTATGGAGGGTTACGGAAAAAACGCGGTCGCAGTCACGCGGTTCACGGAGACCTTGTCTAAGGCTGTGATGGTTGGTGGCTCCACTTCCGTTGAAGCTTCCAACGCAATGATTCAGCTATCACAGGGCATGTCATCAGGCACGCTACGCGGTGACGAGTTGCGATCAGTGATGGAACAGCTCCCCTTCGTCGCCAAACTGATTGCGAAGGAATTCGGGGTCACTACAGGTGAGTTGAAAGCGCTCGGGGCGGACGGCAAGCTGGTCACGGATCGCGTGTTCAATGCAATCATTAAAGGCACGAAAGACGTCGAAGAGTCTTTCGCCAAAATGCGACCCACGGTCGCTCAGGCTTGGGAAGTATTTAAAAATCACGCCGTTGTAGCAGCTGAACGTTTTCAGGATTCAACGGGCAAAATAGCGGAGATGTTGCTCAAGCTGTCACAGAACTTTGACACCCTGATCAGAGTCGGTGAATCTCTTGCCTACGTTATTGGAATCCTGTTGGCAGGTCGAGCCATACAATCCCTCGTTGTAGCGTTCACTGCTCTAGCGGCAGTCAATCCCTTCTTAGCGATTGCAGCGGGGGCAGGATTAGCAACAGCAGCTATCATTCCCTTTGCTGACAAGATCCAACTAAGCACTGATCGTGTTGGTACTCTCAAAGACGCCTGGACAGTAATACAGGCAGACGTTGTCAGCGGTGCCAAAAGCATGGGTCAAGCCTTGCAGGACTATGTGCTACCGGCGTTAACTAACATGAAGGAAGGTTTTGCTTCTCTCGTGGATTTAACAATTCCCGGAGGTTCCATGTGGGGGGCATTGATGAATGGGACCTACTCTCAGTATTTGCGTGACACCAAGAACGGCGATACACGATCATATGCAGAATATGCCCGGGATACGCTAAAGAGCGGTCCTGCTGCTCAGGCCGCAGCCTCCACCTCTCTCGATGCAGGCGACATGTGGGCAGCCGTAACTCCATTTCTTGGAGCTAATGCGACGATGGCACTTAGACACGGTCTGGCCGGACTAAAGGGGTATGCCTCCGAAGTGCAGGACCGTGCAGATTTAGCAGGTGTTCAACGATTAACCGCCCAAAGTAAGCTGGATGAAGCTGCTGCTGAACGAAAGAGGTTTGCAGAAGCTATGGCAGAAATGCGATCCCCGATCACGAAGAAGCCTGTCGCGTCCACAGACAAGCCTTCCGGAAAAACTATGGAGGAAATCCTCCGTGAGCTTCGCGACGGATTGAAGGTGACTCTAGTCGGGGATGAACGCGAGCGCACTATCCAAAAACGCATTGAAGCAGAAATGGATAAGCTCGGTAAGGGTCGCACTTCCACTGCCGGTCAGCGCAAAGAATTGGAGTCCCTGATTCGACAAATTGAAGAGCTCGAATTTGGCCGTGATCGTAGCGAACAGCTCGGGGATCGTATCTCCAAACAAATGAGTGAGTCGTTCAAGAACGAACGCGAACGGCAAGCCAAAATTTCTACAGGTCTAGGCGAACGTGTGTCCCAAGGTCGGGATGAAGCCGCACGCCAGATTCGGGAGAATGACGAATCTGTTCGTCAGGCGCTCGACCCAATGATTAAGTACAATGAAGAATGGCAAAAGTACCAAGACTTCGTTACTCGAAATCCTGAGCAAGTGGACAAGGTTAATCAGCACCTTGCTATGCAGACACCGATGGTTCAGCAGCTGTCCTCGGGTTTTACCAACCTCGGTCAAAGCATCGGGGACGCTTTTGGCAATGCCATCGTGTATGGAGAGAAGCTGAGCGACACCCTGAACAACATCGCCAAGCAGCTGGCTTCTAGCACCATCTCCAATCTCTTCCAGGTCGGATTTCAGGCCACTCTACAAGGCCTAGGCGTGCCAGCAGGGCCACCAGTATTAGGCCAGCGCGTGACTGTGGGGACAGGTGCAAAAGGCGGCTACTTCCGGTCTGGTGGATACACGGGCAACGGCAACGTGGCTGATGTGGCAGGCATCGTTCACGGGCGCGAGTTCGTGGTCAATGCTAATGCCACTGCTCGAAATAGATCGGCGCTAGAAGCGATGAATGCCGGCCGAAATATTGCACCGACCGTCACTATTCACAATTACGCAGGCGTGCAAGTGGAAGCGCAAGGACTATCTGCCGGAGAGATCCAGGTGATGATCCGAAAAGGTGTTGCCGAATACGCTCCTGCTGCTGTGGCTGCTGACATGGCGCACGTAAACAGCCGAACGTCCAAAGCAGTGATGCGTAATTTCGAAACTCGGAGAAATCGCTAATGCCTACTCCGCTTTGTCCCTTTGACCCCACATCGACGAATTATAGGTTTAGGCCCGCTAATAACGTCATTGCTGCGAAATTAGACGGCGGAGCTTCACGGCGTCGTTTAGACATCGTTGGTGGTGCCCATTACGTAGAGTGTACCTGGATTCTAAATAAGCGTGATTACACTCGGTTGGAAGGATTTTTCAGAGAACGTTTGCTGCAAGGCACCCGTCCTTTTCGCCTGAATATGCTCACTGAAGTCGCTTTCGTAATGCCCCACGTGTGCATCTGCGCGGAAGACCAACCAGAGTTAATTCAGCAAGAGGGAGACTCATATCGAGTTAGAACCGTACTGGAAGTAACGCCCAATCCCACCAAGTCGTATGGGCTTTCCATTCAAAGTGATGCAGACGATCGTGTTATCGCAGGCGACGCCGATGGAACGGTCACTGCGGAGATGAACGAGTTTCCCATCGGACGTCAAATCGTACTGACTGGCACACAGCAGTCGCTGGTGACCGGCGCAGTCATTAATTTAGACGGCACCTACACTATCAACGCCAAACCCACTGTCGCTGCAATCGGGCTTGCCAATGCGACCACGGTAACCACGGACTGGACCGTATTGAACGGGACTACGCCTGATATCTACTTCCCTGTATTTGGGGCCTGCATTTTGGTGCCGGAGTAATGTCGGACTACAGCGAATTCTTTTTAAATACAGCTCCTACGATAGCCCAACTGGATCTGCTGGAGATCAGTCACCCGAGTTTCTTTGTCACCCATCGTCTTGTGCGTAATGCTGTGAACGGCGTGACGGTAATGCATGAAGGTGGGGCAGGACCCTTCGCATACTCATACATGCCTATGCGGGTGAAGGCGTTGGCTTCCAATACGGACATGGATCAGGAGCTGGAGATCACGTTGGGTGATACAGGAGACACCGTTCCGTCGGAAATTCAAGCCATCACTAATGCAAACGCTTTCCACGTAAAGCCAACTTTGGTTTATCGGACCTACCGCTCAGATGACCTGACAGCTCCGCTCTTTGGTCCCATTTTTCTCAGGGTAGAGGGCGTGGCCATGCAGCGCGAGGGCACAGCGTTTAGAGCTAAGTCCGCCACTTTTAATCGCGTCCGAACAGGTGAGACATATAATCTGATTCGCTTTCCCATGCTCGCACCCCTTGCCTAATGTTCCACGTCGACAAGTACCTGCTCAAAGAATACGATCAACAGCGGTACAACTGCTGGCACTTTGCGTGCGAAGTCTGGGCCGAGTTGACAGGTAATAAACTAAACCCCTATTTGCCTGTAGATTGGTTTGCTAACTTGCTGGATCAGTACGCTACAGATGCTTCTATAAGCTTTAGTCGACTTGAACAACCTGAGTCACCCTGCCTCGTCCTGCTGCGTCGAGCGCGCGTAGTACCCCATGTCGGTGTTTATTATAGCGGCCGTATCCTTCACCTAGGTGAAAAGGGCGCCAGTTATGTGCCACTTCACCATCTAACCGCGCTGTACCCGAAAGTAGAGTACTATAAGTGACAACAGTTGTTCTTGGTCTCAATCATATGGACCCGGCGTCGTGGACTACACACGAGGTAGAGGACGTCTGTAAGTTTTTGATCGATACCTTCGATGGCAAATGGCCTTCGTCGGCCCGCATCTTCGAAAATACAATCGACGGAGAGCACGACATCACTCCCAAAACTGTAGCAGGGGTAGCTCGCCTTCAAGCTTCTAAAGCAAAGCTTTGGGTCGTAGTGTATCCAGAGAACCCTATCCAGGTAATCGCCCAGGTGGGCTTGCTCATTGTAGCAGCGAACTTGGCCTGGTTATTTGAGGACAAGAAACCCTCGCCGGAGAATCGCCGATTTCGACAGGTTGTTGGATCGCCCAACAACAAACTGGGCGATCGGCAAAACTCGGCACGTGTTCTTGGTAGAATTCCTGATATTTATGGGATGGTGCGATCGACCCCAGATTTGATCCAGTTACCCTATACGACGTATCGGGAACACCGCGAGACGGAAACGGCTCTGATGTGCGTAAGCAAGGGTCCTTGCACTATCACAGACATTCGTGAAGGTGACACGCTAGCGTCTCAGGTCGACGGCCTCTCCTACGCAGTATATTCGCTTGGCAACATTCCCACGGGTAACGTTGGCACGGATAACGCAGATGATGAACTCGGAGAGTTTATCGACGACCCTGTATTCACCGTCCGCCGTGTTGAGGCCGTGAACGGCCAGATCCTGTCCCCAGACAACGAATTTACGGCCATGGGCGATATCCCTCGGGCAAATGTCGGTACGGCGTTCTTCTCGTTTCAGGCCTTTCCGGACATGTGGGCGAAGGCCATGTTCTCTGCCACCAGTGCTACTACTGGAATGATCTACGTAGGCCCTGAGAACACGTCCAAGTTTAGGGTAGGCGACTCACTCAGAATCGTCTTTCCGACCACCCGTGTAACCACTGCCAATGGTCTTCGAATCAGTCCCTCCCATAACACCCTGATGGGTATTGAGAAAGTTGGAGGTCGAAATCGTAATATTCATTGGGTGTGGCAGGATGGTGCAGGGCCTATTCCTGATTTGACTAATCATGTTACAGGTAGCGTTGTTGTTACGGCAATCAATCGCGACATGACTGACGGAACTCTTCACGAGCCCTTTTATAGTGACGGACAGACACCAGATACTCTTGTTGTTGATTTTTCGGGTGCGTCTGCCCCTTACCAAGCGCAGTGGGCTGCAATAGCAACGTACACAGCGCCGATTTCAGTTTTAGGTTATGGCAGCGTGATCGGCAACGGTGGTGCCATGATCACTCCCATGGAGCGTGATTGGGTGGGCCCTTTTTTCATGGATGACCCGTTGCCCAATCCCGCTGTCGTTCGTCACGTAGTTTGTAACTTCGTAGCTCAGAATGGCTTATACGCAGACGACGGTAAAACGGCTAAGGCTTTTAGCGTCGAGGTTGAAATTGAAGTTACCCCGGCCGATGCAGCCGGTCTCCCAACAGGTCCTGCTGTCGAGGTGTATCCGCTTAATCCCGAGCTCCGGACTATTCAGGGATCTTTCTCTAGTCGTAATACTCGGGCACTCACGGTCAAGTTCAGTATTCCAGAGGTGCAGGGACGGTTTTTGATTCGATGTCGTCGCCTGACTCGAACACCGTGGAAACAGGATGCGCCGAGTCAATACGCTGCTCTTATCACCACTGATGCGTCGGTGGATCCTAATTTCCCGTCAATTTCGCAAATCGCCGCAGCCTCGTTCAGCCCGGCGCTCAACACGGATCTTCTAGGCAATACCGTCTCTCGCTACCCGAATAACGGTGGAACGACTAACCCTAGTGACACGGCCAACAGCTGGTTTTTGCCGTTCAAGGGTAATAGTGAAGACCAAGTGCGTTGGACACATTGTTACGCACTCACAACCATCAACGCTACCTCGTTAGGTAATCTAACACTAATTCGAACGAGAAGTATTGCAAACGAAGGCGCAACGCGCGTTCCCGAGCGTCGTTTGAATTGCTTGGCCCAGAGACGTATTCAAACGTGGAACGGGACTACGTTTGGTGGTTCTGCCGTCATAAACAATAGTGCTGAAAATATCCTGTTCTCGATTCTCAAAGATACGTACATTGGTAACATGCAGGATGCCCAAATCGATTTTTCGGGTATTGCAGCTGCGTTTGCGCAGGTACGGGCATTCTTCGGTGGCGTAGAATCAGACGGTTTTGGTGGTGAGGTAGCAGGCCAGTTCAACTACACATTTGATGACGACAACACTTCGCTAGAAGATACGATCAACATCATCTGCAGAGCGTGTTTCTGTATTCCTTATCGCGAAGGAGACGTTATCAAAGTCAAGCCTGACATTGCTACGTTGAACTCTGTGTTATTGGTTAATCACAGAAATCGTGTTCCTGGCTCAGAGTCACGAACCATAACTTTCGGCACTGAAGAGGACTATGACGGTGTTAGAATCGACTACTCAGACGTTAGTATTGACCGACCGAATGAGGACGAGATTAAAACTTATACCATTCCTCCGTTCAACACGGCGCTTAGAACAAAACAGTTAGTGATCCCGGGTATTCGAACAAAAAAGCATGCAGCCTGGCATGCTTGGCGTGAATATAACAAGTTGTTTCACCAAAATACCGCCGTGGAAATGCAAGTTTTGGAGGAAGCTGCTCTTCTTACTCTGCACGATCGTGTCTTGGTTGCTGACGGAACGCGGCCTGACACAGAAGACGGTGAGATTGTTGGCGTCGTGGGGGTTAACGTGACCACGAGTCAGGACGTAACTGTTGGTGCGACGCCAGCAACAATGTTTCTACAGCATACGGACGGCACAGTCGAGGCTATAGCAGTCGCGAGTAACATCAGCCCCCGCTCGGTATCTCTGGCTAGCGTCCCTTCTGTAGCCCTTGTCACTGATCCGGCGCTAGGCGTGAGAACAGGGTATGTTGTAGTAAAGAATAGCCACAACGCGCCCACTGCTTTCAGGGTTGAGGAAAAGGAGTGCACTGAAAAGGGTATCTACCGCTTGAAGCTAACGAACTACAGTAACGCCTACTACTGGAGCGACGGGTTGTACCTGTGGATGCCGTTTGTGATCTTCAACGGGCTAACGACGCACGCTGACTGGGGTCCCTATGAATTAACAACCACCATCACTGGCGGCTCAACAGTTTCAGATGTTACCCGTGGCACGGTGTACCAGGGGACAGCGAACACGCATCACATATCAATCACCACTTCAAACGTGTTTGCGGCCGAAAGTTATACCAAGTCAGCTTGGGTGTTAAAGACAGCAACTGGTACGCCAGGCTCTATTTGTGGTTCAGTTGAATCGGGTAACGAAACCTTTTTCATTAGTGCAACAGACGTCCTGACCGCTGGTCACAATTCTACGGTTCATGTAAGTTCAGTGGGATTTCCGATCGGCGTATGGGCAATGGCAACTGTAACGTATCAACAGAATTTCAACGGTTCGGGCCAAGATCGGATGAGGCTTTATGTCAACGATACTCAGGTGTCTGAATTTATCGGTTCCGGCTCGACAATGCACCGCCCATTGAGTAATATACGAATCTTTGGAGCTTTTTCCGGTGTAAATGGATTCATCGGTAAAGGTGACGAATTTAGGTATTGGATGCGGGAACTGAACCCTGAAGAAGTCAGGGAACGTTACAATAAGACTAAGATTTAATATGGCTATATTACTTACACGAGAACAAGTCGAAGAAATTCAACGTGACCCACGAGCTGTCAACTGGAAAGGTGAAAAACTGAAGGTAGACGGCGACTACGGACCCCAGACTCAGTGGTGGCACGGTATAAGTGTTTTACACCCACAGCGTGTGGACATTGTCTGCGAAATGGTAAGTTATCACGGTAAGGGAGAAGACTCGGGTACACCTAACCGTGCAAAATGGCTTGACAAAATTCAAGAGCCGGCAAACCTCACGCCCCGGTACGGAAACCCCTGGTGCGTTTTACTTCAATCTGCTATCTTAACCAAGTGTAAGGTAAAGAATTGGCCCTATTTTGCTTCTGCGTACGAGCTCATCCGCTGGGCTCGTCAACACGGTTTAGTGACGGAAAATCCGATTCCCGGTGATATTTACGCCTTTCTCTACAATCCCGATGCTATTGGTTTTACTCCGGGCCACTGTGGGGGCTACCTTGGAGGTAGCCCCGACTGGGCTATCGGACTCGAAGGAAATGTTGGCAATACGACCAAAACAGGTAAGCGAGCAAGAAAAGGGTTGATCTTTATCAAAACAGTTGAAGAGAACACTCCACCACTCATAATGCCGCCACTAGCAGGATTGCCCAACTTGGACGGGACGTTAAGAGGAACACGGTAAATGGCTGACACCTACTGGTGTAGTGACTGCGGATTAACTTCCTATCGTTACGAAGAAGAACAACACGAAGATTGGTGTAAGAGGAATGAGAAAAGGATTAAACGACAACATGACGCACCGCCTCAGCATATTGACGCTGATATGGTCAGCTCAACCGAAGCTCCGACTGGGCCAACTGCTAGTTAACGCGATGGTTAAACCTGAAGGCGCGATAACCGAAAACGATCTTTTTAACATTAGTGATGACGAGCTGTTCGATAAGCTAGTTGCTTATCACAATCGGTGTAAAGAGGCTCACGACAAAAAAGAATGTGCTCCTCGGTATGTTCCGAAGAAAGAAGTGGATTCCAATTAACCACATAAATGAACCGATCGTAACCCCTCGAAAGATCAATAACGCAATTGATCGTGGCCAGTCTCGCGCCGTTGAACGATTGGCAGCTTTCGTTGGCTGTGATCTCACAGGCGCTGAAAAATCCGGTTGGAGTTACGCTGTATTTTGCGCCTGTCAACAAGACCGCATTAAGGGACGGCAAGAAGCCGGATTTGCGTATTGACGTGTGTAGTTGCTAAGCCGGGCGTGCTCTACTCAGACAGCCGGGAAACCCTTTACATTAAGCGTAATTCGCATAAACACTTTCAGGTACACAATTATCTGGTAGGCACAGCTGGCGATAGCGACGTACTAACAGCCGCTGAACATGTGTTTAAGTGGCCAAAACGCCCCAACGTCAAGATTTTGACGCGGTGGTTACATGATCATCAAAACGATAGTAAGTCGGACTTTAACAAGTGCTGTCTTTTGGTCGTAACCACAAATCGGCTTTTCGTGTGCGAGGGTCTCTATGTGTACGAGGTCGATTCCTGCGCCGCCATTGGCTCAGGAGCGCCTTACGCGCTAGGCTACCTACGTGGACAGCCTGACGATCTAAAGGGCGCTGTAGAGGCAGCATGTTACTACGATCCGTATTGCGCGGGACCCGTTAGGGGCCCATTTGAGATTTGACCTAGAGAACGGTTTGTAGTATATTATTTACCTAATAGGAGTACACGTACATGAAAAAGTTTTTATTTTCCAAGTTTTCGCGCGCTGCACTGGCCGTGCTAGTTTTGGGGCTGGGTGCTTACTTTGGCGTTGACACGTCAAAGATGTTTGCTCCTGAACCCGTAGTGACTCCCGCACCCATGCCGGTACTTTTCCACGGTCGTGTTGTAGACGCCGGTAAGTAATCACAAATTTCACCTGAATACCCGGGTTAATGGACAAGTTCCAGAATTGGTTAGCTGAAGAAATAAAGGGTATTCGGGAGGACTGTAAGCTCATCGGTCGTCTCGATGAGCGTGTCTCTCACATGGAAAAGCGTGTCGAGTCCATGGAAGAAAAACTTTGCTCTGCGCCAAAGTCAGTTCCGCCTGCGCCGGCAGAGCAAAAGTCGCTAACCAAATCGGCTGTCATCAATGTCAGCACGGCGGGACTAGGTGGAGCTGTGCTCTGGATCTTACAAAAGGTGTTTGGGCCCTAATACTGGGCCTTATCTCATGCAAACCGCTTCCTACCGAACCGTCATTCAACTTTATATGGTTGGCCGAAAGACGGTGGGAAGAAGCGGTTTGCATGACTCCGAATTACACGTCGATCGCGTTTGTAAGTGAACGTCCGACCTGTGTTTCCAATGCGTACGGGTGTTTTAACACCGACAACCGATCCATTGAAATTTGGCGCGGTGTACCACCTCACCGTTTATTCCAGGTCATTGTCCATGAAATGGGGCACAGCTTTCGCATAGGGCACGTGCAAGATTTTCACGGCATCATGTCGCCTACGCTAGATGTGGCTAAAGAATACATAACCAACCACGACATTGAATTCGTGTGCCAGCACCACAAGTGCCCTTGTCGCGAACCGGAGTACTGAGTGACTAAGTTACCAACGGCAGAAGAGATCTACGTAGCACTTGCCGAAAACGGCGACAATAAAACAGCCGCCGCACGTCAGTTGGGGATCCATCGGCAAACATTGCGTGAACTCATGGTAAGGCTGGGCATGAGCACAAAGCCCACGACTGGAGGTGATGTTGCATCGAGACCGTTGAACAAGATGCTCTTACCCGAGCAGGGTAAGATTAAAGTGTACATTCTGACGTCAGCACAGAACAACACCAAGGTCCATAAACGCTTTTTGGACAATCTCGTGATCTACCGAGATTACCGCATGAAAGACGATCGAGTCGAGAGCGCTGCGCTCATGATCTCTCGTTTTACCTACAACAAAACTGCGTTCAACAATGACTGGATGGTAAAGCCCGGCACGGAGCCGGTCGGAGACGACCACGGGAAGGTTTTTTACGACCCCGCTATCTCAGAATACGTGTGTGACGATCCAGCTCTCCACGGCAGTTGTCGCTACGAACTGGCTCCAGATTTGTGGTGGTGTGCAGAAGCAAACATTCTTCCAACTGCCGTCAATCCACTTTCCGGACGCGATAGTTATGCAGGCACGGCGAGCGCGATCTTTCCTCACGCCAAGATCGCGCTCAAGAGCTGCGATCGTATGTTCGAAGAGTCTCCGCGCATAGTCTTGACTACAGGTGCCTGCACCCAGCTCAACTATATCCAGAGAAACGCGGGGCAAAAAGCAGAATTTCATCACACTTACGGGGCCGTGGTAGTCGAAGTCAATTCTGACGGGCACTGGTGGGTCAGACACATTAACGCCGATCGGTATGGATCCTTCTACGACTGTCCTGGCGGTACAGTCGTTTATCTCAGCAAAAATAGTGATCTTACCGAGGGACATGCGACTGAGGCAATCAATTGGGGGGATGTTCATGCTTCAGAAATAGATCCGATCGTTGAGGAAGTCAACTGGGGAGTTGGTGGAGCTCTCGACACACTCAGGCCGAAACATCAACTGCTTCACGACTTTCTTTCATTTCGTTCGCAAAGTCACCATGAACGAACCAAGTTTGGTAAACGTTACCTAAAGTGGTTGAGGGGCAAAGATATCGTCGAGGACGAAATCGTAACCACTTACAACCTACTGCAAAAGGTTCACCGTCCTTGGTGCAAAACTGTAGTTGTCAACAGCAATCATGACCGACACCCGGATCGTTGGTTAGACGAAGCCGACTATAAGGCGGATTTACCCAACGCCAAGTTCTTCCTTCGTATGCAACTTGCGCGCGTAATTGCGATGGAGACGGGCGATCACTGGGACTTTTTCAAAACGTGCATGCAGTACCTTGGAGACACCAAGACACGGTTTCTGAAAAAGGGCGAAAGCTATAAAATCGGACCTGCTCATCACCTAGTCGAGTGTGGGCTTCACGGTGATGCAGGGCCCAACGGAGCACGAGGTTCGACGCGCAACCTAGCTCGTATGGGCAATCGTATAAACAAGGGGCATGATCACGCAGCCACTATTCTCGACGGCGCGTGCTCAGCGGGCGCGTGTCAACTCAACCTTGATTATAACGAAGGTGATCCTACCAACTGGTCGATAAGCCACATATTAACGTACAATAATGGGAAAAGAACTATCCTAACGCAGCGCGCAGGTAGACTCTGGGCGTGATGTGTGCTAAGTAGGCACGCATGGTTATCGAACTGCATTGGTTAGTACTGAGCGTAGGTATTCTACTTACACTCATTTACTTGGTATTGGCGCCTGTCGTAAAAGAATGGTTACACAGACGTCGCAAGCGTAAAGCTTATGCAGTCCTGAGACACGAGCTGGAGTCTCGCGCGAAAGAGTTTGACCTCAACCAACAGATTAAAGGTTTAACCTGGGAGCGCAATACCATTCTCGAAGAAAATGAGTCGTTACGAAAAGAGAACGAATCACTAAGAGAAGAGGTCGAGCGCTTGTGCCGCCGTAGTCGAATATTGACCAACGAGTTGCGATCTGACGAAAAAGCACTGACACAGGTTCTGCCGCCAACTTTTTCGGCCCGGTTCATGAAAAAGCCTTGACTGCTTACCAAACCCCCGTATATTGGACGGATGGCGACAGTCAAAGACGTAATCAACGCAGCAGGCAGGTTTCTCCTGGACCCGGATAATCGGTGTACAGAAGTATACGCAAGACATCGCGAATACCACAATATTATATTGGAAGATGCTGCCGACCTACCTGCTAACGAATGCAGGTATTGTCTAATCGGGGCTCTAGGTAAATTCAGTCATGATCTTTTAGATGAAAGTCCTTACAACGAGCATGTTTTTAATATCGAAGTTGAAAAGATCTTCAATAACGCTTGTTTGTGGGCCAATGATCGGGAAAATGATTATCTGGAAAACGCCTGGGACACGGCAGATGAAGAACACCAAACCCGTATAGCTTAAGCGCTTGCTAATTACAATGGAGAGTACGATGTCAAAAGAACTGACTAATGCGCAGATTATTAGAAAAGCAGGGCGTCTACTGCTAGATCGCAAACGGCGTACTCGCGGGGCGTACGCCCGTAAGGGGAATAATCGTCATTGTGATACAACAGACAATAAAGCCTGCCGATTCTGTTTGACCGGTGCCATCGGGCGTGTTGTGAATACTGACGACCCCGGTTCATTTCTAAGGCCTTCCATCTGGGACCAGGACGAGCAGCAACGCAGAGGTATTCGTCCTACAATCATGGATCTCCTAAGAGATAAGGCGGGCGTTAGTGTTGTTAACGACACGGGCTCGGTAAAGTCACTAGAGAGTATCTGGGACGAAGCGTCAACTACCGTTCAAGATCGAATCGCCAAAGCCATGGCTTACTACAAGGAATGAACAATGACCAACGAACAGATTTTGCGTAAAGCAGGCCGGATCCTCAAGGACCCCAAAAAACGGACCCGAAAAGCATACGCTAGGAACAAATACCGGCACTCTGTGCTGCCAACCAGTCCCAGTGCCTGTAAGTTTTGTCTCGTGGGCGCGATTAAACACGTCGATAAAGACAATGTGTTGCCTGATGGCATATTTGACATATTAGGAGAAAGACTGAAGGCTGCTCTTAATCAAGAATTGTATAGTGGTGCTGTTTGTACTTGGGATGCCGCTACCGACAAACAGCAGGACATCATCGCAAATACGCTAGCCAATTACCGTGAGCAGTCCTGACTTCAATCAGTGGTGGAAGTTTTGCAACCGAATCAAGTTGCATCGCGATATCACAAAATTACTAGATCACCCTCCCCGGGTGGACGATAGTTCGTTGCTGCGTCTAGCTTACTCTAAGTTGGTCCAGTATCAATGGAAACAACTGTTGAGTTACAAGGTCAGCCTTGTTATTATGATGCAGGACAAGGAGAAAACCAATGATGGACGAGCAAACTAGAGAAAAGGTTCGACAGGTAGGCGAGATTCTGCGTAGTCGTGACAGTCGATGTCGAG